AGTTAGATGTATAGGTAGTAACAAGTAAGTATATATAGCTAGGGGAGACAGGGGTTTACACTAATATGGGTACTTTAAACACCTGTTTCCTTATTTAACAATAACATAGCGAGGTATTATAAAATGGAGCTAACAAAAGCACAAATAAAACAATTAGAGAAACACGGCTGGGAAGCTGTTTCGCCTATGTGGATAGGTGGATACTGGGACGGAAAAGCAAATGTGCTGTCAGTGGTTGACAGTGTAATGCCACTTGATAAAGACGTAGAAGGTTACGACTTTGTTATAGTAGCAAGGAGAAAAATAAAAGAATGAAACCAACAATAGAAACTGATACAAATTTAGTGTTTGATGTTTGCGACCAAGTCGTAAATTCATATCAAGAAACAACAGATTTGTTTAATGATTATATGTATATGTATAGCATAGGAGCTACACATTACTTCAAACACAAAGAGACAAGAGAAACTATAAGTGTTATAGCAACACTATATCATTAGGAGAATAACTATGAGTGAACTAACAATGGAGCAATTTATGGCAGACAGTAAAAACGCAGTGAATAAATCACCTGTAGGGTGGAATCCAGTAAGAGAGAGACATTACAAACAATTCTTAAACACGTTGGACTGGCATGACTTTGGTAAGCATGACGCAGTGAGACGCCACATGTATGAGACTTGGATAACTAAGGGCGTACACCCTAGTGAGCTTAGGAAACCTCATCATGTGGGGAAGTGGGACTAAAGTACCCTTATAAGATACCAATACACATTAACCTAAGGAGTATACATGGTAGAGATATTTAAAAACATAAGAGAGTATGCGGATGAGGTAGACCATGAAGCTGAGATGATTAAGCTGGGTAAACAGCGAGTCAATAAGCGTAGGGTCTCTCATGTACAGCGTGAGGAAGAGTCAGTGACCAGCTATGGTAAAGTCATGGTGGCTAATACCATACGACCACTGGCACAAGCCATACAGACCTATCTTGAATCTAATGCTGACGCTAAGGGTCAGCCTGAGAAAGCTTTTATTAAGCTAAGAGAGATAGAGCCTGAGGTGTCAGCCATGATATGTGCTAAGCATGTCATTAATACTATCACTCAGCATAAGCCGTTGACGGCTACGAGTATTGCATTGGGTGGTAAGATTGAGACTGAGACATCCTTACGTAACTTTAAGAACTTAAACCCTGAACTGTTTGATACAGTCAAGAAGGACTTGGACAAGCGTTCATGGAACTACGCATATAAGAGACGTAAGCTAAAGGAATCAGCTAAGCGTGACAACGTGGCTATGTGGGAAGAGTGGACTACGGAAGAGAAGCTACACACAGGCATGAGACTTATCGAGTTTATGCAGTCAGCTACAGGTATGATTGAGTTTGGACTTGAGGTTATCAATCGTAAGCGTACTAAGATAATTAAGCAGACAGCTAAGACTAGAGAATGGATAAAGAATAGAAATAACTTTAATGAGCTATTAAATCCTGAGTACCTACCAACTGTTATGCCGCCCAAGAATTGGGAGACAGTGACAGGGGGTGGATACTGGACGAAGGAAATACCTGAGTTAGATTTAGTCAAACAAAAGAATAAGTTATTCAAGCGTGAGCTAGAGAACTTTGATATGCCTGAAGTATACAACGCAGTTAACCGTATGCAGTCAACTGGCTTCAGGGTTAACAAGTTTGTGCTAGATGTAATGAAGCACGCTTGGGACGAGGGTATTGCTATGGGTGGTATGCCACCGATTAAGAACATGGAGATACCTAACAAGCCTCATGACATTGACACTAATGAGGAAGCACGTAAGGAGTGGAAGAAACAGGCTGTCATCTGTCACACTGAGAACTCTAGGATGTTTAGTAAGAGATTATTATACGCCAAGATAATATGGGAAGCTGATAAGTTTAAAGATTATGACAACATATACTTTCCCTTGCAGTTAGATTTCAGAGGCAGAGCGTACTGTGTACCAGCATTTTTAAACTATCAGGGAATCAGTGGTGCTAAGGCATTGTTAGATTTCTCTCATGGTAAAGAGATAACAGAAGATAATTCAGGTGGCTTTTGGTTAGCCATACACGGTGCAAACGTGTGGGGCAATGACAAAGTTACACTTGAGCAGAGAGCAGAGTGGTCTATGGATACTGCCAATATGCAGATGTTTCGTCGCATAGTCCAAGACCCTATAGTCAATCGAGACTGGGAAGAAGCTGACTCACCCTTTCAATTCCTCGCATGGTGCAAGGAGTGGGTTGAGTTTCAAGATACAGGCTACGGTTATGTATCACACATACCTGTTTCGATTGACGGCTCATGTAATGGTCTTCAATTATACTCGCTGATGTTACGTGACAAGACAGCTGGTAAGTTAGTTAATGTAGTGCCAAGTGAGACACCGCAAGACATCTACCAGCTTGTCGCTGATTCAGTGATAGAGAAGTTAAAACAAGATAAGCTTGAGGGTAAGCCTTATGCACACGCATGGTTAGAGTATGGAATCAAACGTAGCACCACTAAGCGTAGCATTATGACTATATGCTATGGGTCAACACGTTACTCGTGCACTGACTTTGTTGTAGAGGACTTAACCAAGCGTAAAGATAAGGGAGAAGAACACCCATTCAAAACTGATGTATTTAAGCCAGCCATTTATTTAGCTGGAGTGATATGGGACAGCATTGGAGACAATCTGACATCAGCTCGCATGGGTATGGACTACTTACAAAAGATTGCCAAGATTGTATCCAAAGAGCAGTTACCTATACATTGGATAACACCAGTCGGCTTTCCTGTCTATCAATCTTACCCTGAAATGAAGAGTAAAAGAGTCAAGACCATGTTACTAGGTGAGGTTATCAAACCTAGAATAAACTATGAGACTGACAAAACTGACAAGCTCAGAATGTCTAACGGGGTTGCACCTAATTTTGTGCACTCATTAGATTCAGCTGCAATGATACGTACAGTTAATATTGCACATGACAATGGTATAAGAAACTTTTGTAATGTGCATGATAGCTTTGGTACTTCTGCTGCTGATGTTGAGCTGTTAAGCAGTGCATTGAAGGAATCATTTATACAAACCTTCACTGAGACAGATGTACTTAAAGAGTTTAAAGAAGATGTTAAATCACAACTACCAGTAGAACTACATGACAGTTTACCTGAAGAACTAGAGAAGGGCGACTTAGATATAGAACAACTGAGAGAGTGTGATTTCTTCTTTGCATAAACAAAAAATAGGAGACAAAATGATGGAGTTTAATAACATAATAATAAATGAAATTAGAGAGCAAGATAGCTATTACGACAGGAAAGCTAATAAGCATAGAAAATATAAGACACCTAAGAAAACAATTACACCTGTGATTAGGGTTAAGTATGCTAATTTAGAAGAGACGTTAAGAGAATTGACTATTGCCTCTGACAGAGTGAAAGAGTATGGCGGTAAACTAGAAGTTAAATTTGAGCTGTCTAGTGACCTATACTAAAGTACCCATATAAGATAATAAACCATAATCAAGGAGATAAAATGGCACAACAACAAAATGAAAAAGTAGTAACACCTGTTGGCGTTAGTCAATATGCGTGGTTGACACAGCCTGATACTCGTTTTGATGAGAATGGACATTACAAAACTAATCTCATCCTAAAAACTGAGGACTCAGTAGAGTTAATGCAACGCATTGACAAAGCTTTGGAAACTTCTAAAGACTTAGCTCAAGAAAAAGCTAAAGGTAAGAAGATTAAACAAGCAGACGCACCTTACTTTGAAGAAGTAGATGAAGCTGGTAATTCAACTGGTAACACTATCTTTAAATTCAAATGTAAAGCACAGATAGTATCTAAGGACGGCACAATCATACCTAATAAGGTTGCATTGTTTGACGCTAAAGGTACACCAATGCCTAAAGATGTGAACGTATGGTCAGGCAGTGAGATGAAAGTCTCAGCTGAATTGATACCGTACTACACAGCTATGGTTGGTGCTGGTGTTTCTATGAGATTGAGAGCAGTACAAATAATCAAACTAGTAGAAGGCGGTGGCGGTAATGCTAAAGGCTTTGGGTTTGATGAGACAGATGGCTACGAACATCAGGAGACACAAGTTAAAGATGACATGGAGAGCACGACTGAAACGGAAACCTCTGACTTCTAAAAAAGTCGGAGTCGTATACGGATTCAGGTCAGGACTTGAAGAACGTATTGCTGGGGAACTTAGAAGTGAAAGTGTAAGTTATGAGTTTGAAGAAACTAAATTAAGATATACTAAACCTGAGAAACTACATACTTACACCCCTGACTTCTACCTTCCTGAGCAAGATATATTTATAGAAACTAAAGGATTGTTTACAACTGCCGATAGACAAAAAATGAGACTAATAAAAGAACAGTATCCTAAATTGGATATTAGATTTTTATTTAGCAATCATAAAGCCAAGATAAATAAACGTAGTAAAACCACGTACGGTATGTGGTGTGAAAAGTATGGCTTCTTGTACGCTACTAAACATATTCCAAAGGAATGGTTATGCAAAACAAAAGAAAAGAAACCAAGTACATAGTAGTCTGTTGCTCTAACACACCAGTGAACAACGATTGGGGGAGTAGAGAGATGGATATAGAGGGACGCAAGGAAGGGTTACTTGAATGTGGGTTTCATAAAATAATAAAAAGAGATGGCACTGTTGAAGATGGTAGAGATATTGATTCAGCGGGTGGCTTCCTACACTATGAAATGAACAGAGCCAAACATAAGCCAACCAATAAAAATTCTATCGGTGTTGTACTGATAGGTGGCGGGACTGACACAGGTCAGACTGATTGTAACTACACCCTTGAACAATTTAAATCATTGAAGTGTTTAACAGATGAATTAAAGATGGAATATCCTGATGTTGTCGAAATTATAGGACACAGGGACATCTTTCATACAACAGAGCCGCACTTTAATGTAATAGAATTACTGAAATAAAATGGAGAAAAAATTATGGACGAAAAAATAAAAGTACTTTATGAAAAACGTAAGAAAAAATATACACAAGTAGTTATCACTAAAGAAATAAAAGAAAAGATAGATGAGCTGTGTAAAATATCTTTTAGGTCAGCTTCAGGTGAAATAGCTTATCAAATAACTAAAGCTTTAGATAAGTCTAAAGAATTACCTTACGATTAAGTACCCCTCTAAGAATGGAACAAAATGAAAGCACGTTTCTACACCATGCACCATGTCCGTCGTGTGGCTCTAAGGATAACTTAGCCGTATACACTGATGGACACAGCTACTGTTTTGGTTGTGGATATCATACAAATGGAGAGTCAATGACTACACCAACCACCACTACAAAAGACACCGCTGACTTTGTCAGTGGAACTGTTACCTCTCTTGCCAAACGCAAACTAGATGTCGATACGTTACAGAAGTTTGATTATCAAATAGGCACAGCTCATAAAAGACCTGTGCAGATAGCCAACTACTATAACAAAGACCATGAACTAGTAGCACAGAAGCTACGCTACCCTGATAAAAGTTTCCAGTGGATAGGCGAAGTTAAAGACGCTCAGTTATTTGGTCAACACCTATGGCGTGATAAGGGAAGAATGGTTATCGTTACTGAAGGTGAGATTGACGCTCTTTCTGTCTCGAAAGTAAATCAAAATAAATATCCTGTAGTATCAGTAAAGACTGGAGCTAAGGGGGCTAAGAAAGACTTACTTAAAGAGTTAGAATGGCTTGAGGGTTTCGACTCTGTCGTTCTAATGTTTGATAATGATACAGCTGGTAAAGAGGCTGCCACTGAATGTGCAAAAATCTTCTCACCAAACAAGGCAAAGATATGTTCACTGCCTTTGAAGGACGCTAACGAAATGTTGTGTGCTAATAAAAGCCAACAACTTATTGACTGCGTTTGGTCAGCTAAGGCTTACCAGCCTGATGGCATTGTAGCTGGTGCTGACCTTTGGGAAGATATTAAAAAAGAAGAAAGCTACGTCACTGTTCAGTATCCATTTGAATGTCTTAACACTAAGACACATGGACTGCGTAAAGGTGAGCTAGTTACTATCACTGCTGGTAGTGGTGTTGGTAAGTCTAGTTTCTGTAGACATGTTGCACTTCATTTATTAAAAGAAAATTTTAGTGTTGGTTACATAGCACTAGAAGAATCTA